AGTTCCATTATTTTATAAATTTATTATGAACAATATTAGAATAATTACTTATATCAATCCCTAATCTATTATTAACATTATAAATTTTTTGTTCCTTCGTAAGTCTTTCATTAAAAATAACATCAATAAGAATATTACTCATACTATCTTTCCACAGGGGATTTAAATATTCAGATATTCTTATTCCATTATCTTTATATAATACCAATTCATTATAAACATTTAAATATTCTGCTTCAACAGTAGCTTTTATATTATCAATTATGGCTGCTTTATTTTCTTGAACATTATTATTAATTATGGTAAAAGTAGCAAATCTTGTTAATCCAAAATTCATTGAACGAAAAGAAGAACGAATTGCAGCCTCTGCTTTATCAGAATCTAATTCAACAATATCTTTTGTTACAAATTTTAAATATGCTGCTATTTCATTAAAAGAATGTATTAATTCTGAATTAACTTTAGTAAATTTTTTACTATCTTCTTTTTCAGCCTCAATATGTTTTATATTTTGTTTATGGTCTAAATATCTAATAGCAACTAAATATGTTAGAATAATTAATGATGGAACAAGACCAAATTTAAATGATTGCAATAAAAATTCCATAATGTAAAAAAGGCTTGGCAACAATATATTTTACAATATTATTACCAAGCCTATAATAGCCTTTATATTAATAAATTAAGCATTTGCAATATTACCTAATACAGTTTCAAAACCGGATATTGCGTCAGAACCTGTAGGAAATGCCACTTGAACAATTTGATTAATAACTTGATCAACAGTTTTAACTTCACGAGGTTCAGCAAAATTAATAGTAAATATTGTAAATCCTGTATCTTGGCTATCGCCTTGAGCGAGAGGATTAAGAGGATATTGAGGATATAAATATTTTACATCATCTTGATAAGTATACTCAAATCCTGCATCAGCAGCAGCTTTTGCTGCAAGATCGGCAATATATTTGGCGTCACCATAAGCAGGAATACCATGGGCATTATAAGTTACTGTAGTACCAAATAAATCATCTGCAGGAATAAGTTCCCAATCTACACCATTTTCGGTTGCTTGAAATGCAAGAGTTCCACTAGTATTAGTAACATTAAGCCCATATCTAGCAACACTACCATCCATAAAATATTTAACAATTTTATCACCAATAGTTGTAGGAGTATCTTGTTCAGTTAAATGAATATTTGCAGTCCATTTATTACGTTCATTAAACTTAACTCCTTTTAATACAGCAATAATCGTATAATCAATATCTGTACCAGAAGGTTCAGGGATAATGATTGTAGCAGAGAATTTAGTAGCTGGCACATATTCTCCTTTAGTATATCTAAAATTTCTATTATAAAAAGGAAGTACAACATCTCCACCATCAAAAGCATTTCGTTTCAAAACAATATAACCTTTATCAGTAATACCAGTACCATTATTAAAGGTCATAACACCATTATTAAGATAAGCAAATCCTACAGCTCCAGCAGCTCCAGCTGTTACAGCACCTGTAGTAGGAGTTGCAACATTTTTACCTAAAATAAATTGTCTCATTTTTTAATATGTTTTATTGTTTGTTATTTTCATTAGAATTTCGTTCAGATGTAAGTCCTAAACTTTCAAACCAAATACGAACAGCAAGTTCTACAACTTGAGTATGAAGATGTTCAGGCAAATCACAAGGAACTGAAGTATCAGATTCTGGATCTCCGTAATGTTCTTCATCAAACTTAACTTTATTAGGATATTTTATATATGATATAATAATATTTCCAATAGATTTATTATGTCCCCCTGTGGAAAGATATAATTGTAATTCTTTATCAGTATTACCATTAATTAAACTTATAATAGGATATTCGTAAGATGCCTTATTTAAATAATCTTTAAGTGTTTGATATAATCTTTCACTTTCTATTATTCTACAATCAACCGTATTACTATCTCTATAATTTAAAGCAAAATTAGTAATAACTACTGGAGTATTTTTAAGAGATACTGGAATTGTACAATCAGAATCATTAGTTAAATTCTGTTCTACTTGTTCAGTTCTGAATAAAGTAGCAAGAGAATTAAGAGCACCTATTTTTGTATATTGAAATGTTCTTGTATCTTTGTTCGGTTGAGTATTATTTGCAAGAATATTTAGAATAAGTTTTATGGCGGCTTCATTAATAAAATTATCAATAGATTCTGGTAATATACCTCTTACCAATTGAAGTCCTTGTTGTTGCCCTAATGTTCTAAATAGAACGTGCATATCACGAATATCCATATATAAATCTAATTAGATTAAGTTAAGTTTGGCTTTAAAAGCATTAACGGCGGAAGTATTATCAGGATTCTTAAACCAAATAACAGCTTCGTTAATATTTGCTCCTATAAATTCTCCTGTTGCAGTAGTAATATTTTGACTATGTTGTAATCTAATAAGTTCACCACGAGCAATAAGTTTTTCAATAAGAGCCTTTGTTAATTTATCGCTATCATTAAAGATTTTATTAAATGCTTCCGGTTCTTCAGTCGAAAACCTATCAAGATTAGATTCTTTAATAAGTTTATTTTCCGCAAGAGAAGGCATAACAGGAAGATTTTTAGAAAGAGCATATTGTATGTAAACTGCTTCGAAAAGAACATCATCGCCAATACAAGTAACATAGTTTGCTTTGGCTTTATTGATGGCTTTACGTTTCTTTTCTGCATTAGCAGCTTCTTTAGCATCATCTCTAAAATAAAATCTTATATTAGAATCCACATTTATAAAAGCACTATCTTTTGCTACATCATTATAAATTAAACAATGACGATACATAAGATAATCTTCTATATTTATAGGCATACCATATTTATGCTTTTCACTTTCAAGGGAATTAAGACGATTAATCTTTAATTGTAAAGCCCTTCGTAAAGCAGATATGTCATTTCTTGGAACAGCATCATATTCAGCATTTATTTTATCTTCTTCTTCTTTAAAACGATAATAATCCTTTTTAGTATTATATCTAAACGAAATATCAAAAGTTTTACCATTTTTATCAACCTTAACCATTATATTGTTAAGATATTGCTTAACACGAGTGAAGAAGTTTTCATTATTAGCAGACACTCCAATTAAATTGGGAAAATAAGCAGCTATTTCGTCTTTGTTACCAGCAAGAATACGAGAAGAAGTAACCGAACTACCTATATAGCTAACTTGTTCAAGAAGTGCTTTACTATTAACTTTACGATACATAGAATAATCCTGTACACGAGAGATAGTTACAGTCCTTTCATCTGTATAAGGATATTCAAGATCTTTTTCTTCTTCTTTATTTGGTTTAATTTTTACGGAAGGTTCAACGGGATTATTTTTAGAAATATTAGTTGAGCCACCCGTTCCTACATTTGTAGCAGTAGGTTTGAATTGAGTACTAATATCAGCCATAGTATATTATTGTTTAAAAATTATTAAAGAGCACACTCCATTAAGAACATCTTAGAAGCATTATCTACTTGAAGTCCTATAGAAGTTTTAACCTCATAACGAGCCATATCAATTTCAGTAGCGGCATGATTGGTATTAGGAAGTCCCCAGCAAGCGGGAATATCAGTCATACCTTCAATAACCTTAGTCTTATTAATTTGACCTTTAAGACGAGCTACTCGAACATTTTGGTGACCATTATAAGAAGAGAAGTCAATAAAACAGGCTCTATGAGAAGTCATAGGATAACCGGTGCGAGGATGAATAAATCCGTTTTGTTTAGCAGATTCAGCAATAGTACCTTTATCAAAGAAAGCACAATGTTTTGCTGTAATCGTATGACCTTCAACAGTTTTATATTTACGGAAATAAGCACCGTATTCCATATTATCAGGAGAACCTTGAATTTCCTTTTCACCAAGAGGAGTAAGGAAACCATTTTCTTTAGCATCTTGTTTAATGCCTTCATCAAAGTCCTCAAGAAAACCTTTACCTCCAAAAAGAACAATGTTCATTTTACCGCTATCGGTATCCCTCTCAAGAATATCTCCAATAGTTCTCTTAATTTTAGTAAGAGGAAGATATTCACCATAGGTGTCATAATTGTTTTCCCGGCAAATTTCAAGCATACCTGCGGTATGAGGAATAGGTTTGCCATTATCTCTATCTTTAAGAGTAATTTCTCCCTTGCTATTACGGTTATATTCAGCTAACCAAAGACGCTCTTCAGTGGCAACTCGCTTAGCAATTTCAAATTGACGCATTTCCTCGTTAATCCATAACTTAGAAGTACCTCCATTAGAAGAACTCTTAAATTCATATTCAGTAATTACATTAGCGAGATTACCGGCAATTTCTTTAGAAAAACGATGGAACTCAAGTTGAGAAGTCATACTGCCAGGCCCCATAGAATTACTACGATTGCCTTTAGAATAAGATTCACTAACAGTAGGAGCACCCTGAGACCAATATTTACCTTTAGCAAGAAATTCAGGATTTACATAAGCGTTAGGGTTAGGATTGGTAAGTTTTAAAATATAAGCATAACCATAAGGAGATTCTCCAAGATCTTTCTGAACACGAACTTGAGTACGAGCATCAGGGCCAATTAAACTATATTGTTCAATAAACCAATGCGTAGCAAAATGAACTTCAAATTCAGAACCTCCAATACCAGGAGTAGTGTTAGCTGTATTAAAATAAGTTACATAATCAGTAAACTTCATACGTCCCATAGTTTTCCAAGTCCATTGAACAGTCGTAACATCAACAACGCCAACAGAACCTTGTCCTTCAGTCATAAAACTAAGAGGGAAGCGGTCATCATCCATACCATAGTTATACGTAAGAAAAGAATTTATTTCTACAGGTTTTTGAAGCTGAAGATAAGCAATAGACTCTTCATTACTATAACCTCTATCCTCAAAACGACCTTGAGAAATAACTCGCATTTTTTCCATAGCCATAATTACTATACAATTATTAAGTTAATTAAAAAAATTAATAACCGAAACTTTCTTTATTGTTATTTTCGGCAGGTTTTGGAGTAGTTATTCTTATTGTTCCAGCAGATTTTGCAGCTTTACTTTGAAGTTTAAGGTTCTTCACCTTTTCTTCATTTATAGCTATTTTTATTAAATCAGCATAAGTACCTCCAGTAAATTTTAAATAAGCACGAAGAATTTCGTCTTGAAGGGCATCTTCGGGTTTTGTAGATTGAACATCTTTAGCATAATCACTAAGACCATCCTTGTCAGTACGATACAAATAATTGAAAAAGTCGTTAGAAGTTAAATTTAATTTTTTACCATTTCGTTCAACAGTTATTACTTCAGGTATTTCGTATCCAGCAATCTTTCTACTATCAATAACTTGTTTTACACCATTCCAATATTTTTCCGCTTCTTCAATTTGTCTTTGTTGAGCAGCCTTAGCATCATTTTCAAGTTGTTCTTTATATGCTTTATCCTTTTCAATAAGAGCTTCAAGTTCTTCTTTTGCAGTAGAAGCAAGAGTTCCTTGAGATTTAAGATAAGCAATATAACTATCAACATTTCCCCTACGATTTTCTTCTTTCCAAGCAGTTCTTATAATATTTTCTTGTTGGGCTTCATTTGATTCATCTATAGTAATGTTACTTCTATCAGAAACTTGATTATATCCCTCAAGAGAATTTCCATTAGAAATATAGTAATCAACCATAGGTTTCACAAAAGGGAATTTTTCATAAAAGGCATTAATAGTACCTTCCATAACTTCCTGTCGCCCACTTTCAATAACATCAGCAACATATGATTTAATGCCATCAGGAGTATTTTCATAAACTACAGGTTTTCCATCATCACCAATAATTTCTATATCAAGAGCTTTAGATATGTTATTAATAGATAATTCTTTCTCAGGTTCTTCTTCAGTAACTTCAAAAGATTTAATCCATTCTTTAACATCTGCGGCTTCTTTAAAAACATTTCCATCAGCATCTACAACGTCACCTTTATTATTGATTGTATATTTAACACCATCTACTTCAAGGGTTGTACCTTCAGCATATTCGTGAAAATTATTATTACCATCATTAGTATTTTTAGGTTCTTCATTAGCATTACTTTCTTTATTTTTATTAGTAATATCTTCAATAGGATTACCATTACTATCAAATTTACCCTCTTTTCCTGTTTCAAGATTTTGTTTAGGTTCTTCAATAGAAGAATTACTGTTAGGGTTTACAGAATTGTTTTCTTCATAACCAAAATTAATTTCAGGCATAATGTTTTTGTTATTTAAATTAATAATAAAGTTATTATTTTATAC